TGTACAGGATGTTGTAAGAATAGGCTCTGGATCTGTGTTATATGATGACGTTAAGTTTAATTTGTACAAAGATCCAATTCAAGCCAAAGCTAAGAATTATAGTCCTGTCTATAGTCCATCATACTCATACGTATGGCAGAATCACGCTAGTGGAAAGTGTGGTTACCCATTGATTTGTGAGGTAGATGGTAGGTTTGGTATTATAGGATTGCATAGCGCAGGATTAGATACTAGCAATATGTGTTTTGCAATACCTTTAGGTGCGTGCAACATATCTGACGCTATAAACTCATTTAGTGAAACCTTATGTGAATCACTTGAGATAATTCCTACTGTCAAACCTGGACCAAACTCCATGGTTCGCTATTTACCATTAGAGAGCGTACAATATATGGGGAAGGTTGATGGTTATAAAGTGTTGCCAAATCAAAGTAGCAAGATACAGACTACGGTGTTTGGGGATGGTAAGGCTTATGATATTAGACAGTTTTTTATTGAGCGCGGAATTTACGATTTAGAGTATTTTTCTAAGCCAATGATGAAACATCGCACTGTTGACGGACTTTACATGTGCCCATACCAGAATAATGTGGCTAAAATGTGTGTCGAGAAAAAAGGCTTAGATAGGCAGATTTTGTTAAAATGTGTAGATGCCTTCCTTGACCACGTGACAAGCCTTTTGCCGCGTGAGCTTCGGTTACAACCATGGACCGTTGATGTTGCTATTAATGGAGCGTTGTATGACGCGTACGCAAGAAAGGTTAATATAGCTACATCAGCTGGGTTTGGATATCCTGGGAAGAAAAACCTTTATTTTGATTTGAATGAAAGTGGATCCCTGGAAATGGTACCCAAACTTAGGAATGCTGTCTTAGATAGGCTGCGAGCACTAGATACAGATAAGATTTACCCTCAAATTTATGTAGGAAACTTGAAAGATGAGGTGGTAACAGCTGAAAAGGCGGCAATTGGTAAAACTAGAATGTTTTATGGAGGTTCATTGCCTGATCTTGTCGTAGCTAGAATTTTGTTAGGGCCATTGTATACTCTGATGATGGAATATAGGT